TGTATATGAAAACGTAAAATCAATATCAGCAATATCATCTACATAACCAGAAACAATAACAGGACTATTTGTTAAAGATTGAGTTGTTGTAATATTATTTCCAATATCAATAGTAAAGGTTATATCGTTAATACTCCTAACTCTTCTAAAAATATTAATAGTTTCATCTCCAAAAGTATTAGAAAAAACAGTACCAGATACTGTCTTTAATTGAACAGTATACGTCTGTGCTGTGTCTCCAGCTGGAAAAATTAAATCTACATTTGATTTTAAAGTATTTGATGGTATTTTACCACTTACCGATTTTACAACACTAGAGCCTTCTAAAAAAACAAGTTCATACTCTGAATTTTTTTCTCCATTTAATATTAATGTTCTTGTTTCACCGTCGTTGTTAATATCACTAGTGTTTAAATTTTTAGTAAATATTACTTTATCAGGTATTATTATTTCATGAGCTACTGCACTTATAGTGTAGTTTATATTTGTAGAATTTACTCTTGGTATGGTTATAGTTTCTATAACTTCAATATTTCCATTATCTAATTTGTTTTTACTTATAGAAATTAAAGAATTATCTATAGTTATATCTTCAACATTAATATAATAACCATCTATAGGTTTTATTATTCTTTTGTTTATCTGTTGAACCGTGTTTGGATCTTCGGTTAATTGATAATTACCATTTCCAATGTCGTCTGTTACAAAAGGACCCTCTAAACTATAAGTACCACTTATTTTTACTGGTTTCAACACTGATTTTCCAGACAATGTAATGTATTTAGTTTCGCCATCAGATGGATTTAAAGATTCAAGATATCTTCCTTTTATCTCTACAATAACATTTGGTGTAGAGTTTTCAACGGTTATTAAATCGCTAGGCGTTGTAAATTGTGTTTTTTCTATTAAATAACCATTAGTAGGAATTAATGTAATTTGAACATCATCTATGCTACCATCTTGTTTTATTTCTATTGATTGTTTTATATCACTGCTCCAAGACTGTCCGTCATTTATTTTTACATTAAAATCATCGAGATCCTGTGTACCAACAGTATCATCATAATCTACTTCGTTTGGCTTTCTAATTGATCTACCTATACCTTGTGTTGAAAAGTTTTTATGATCTAAAGTGTTTGTTTTTTTAGCTTCTTGTGTTATGTTAGCAAAAAATTTATTTTCTTTAGGTGTAAAGTTTGTTTCTAAACCAGTAACTTGATCTGTAACTATTTTTTTAGCAACCCATCCATCTGTACCTTCATAACCTAAAGTTCTATATTTTTTTATAACAGAAGGATCTTCGTTAATTATAAATTCTACCTCAGAATTATATTGTGTTCCATAAAAATTATTTCTAAAAACATTTTCGCTATCATGCCGCCACAATTCGCCATTTCTATATGTATAATAAAGATTATTTAGATACACAGAGTTCTCAGGAACAAAAGAAGCTCTTGTTACCCAGCCATTAACATCTTCAGAAAAACAAACAGTATCTAGTCCATCAAAAGAAATATTATATAATTTTCTTCTTGCATCATAGCTTCCGTAAAAAGTATCTGCAGTGAATAATCTTTGACGGAAAAAACTGTTCATGTAGTTTTTTGATATTGGAGTTAATCCATCTTTTGATAGTCTAATAATAACACCTCTAGTTTTATCAGCAAAATAACATCTAAAACCATGAGCAGCAAAAGACTCTGGATATGTACCAATACCAAACTCACCATTATATTCTATAGGATCTCCTATTACTCTACTGTCTGATATTAAATTAGAAGATCCATTAGCATTGTAAAGAGCTGATTTATTAGCTAAAACCCTTAGTGTTTTATCTTCACAAATTACAACCATAGAATCGTTCCATCCGTGTAATTTTTGTACACTCCCATATGATGGTAAAAAATCTTTTGTTATAGGATTTGCCATATTAAACTCATTAGATCTATTAACGCCTGATCTTGAGTTTACTATACCCGACCATATTAACGAGTTGAATTTGTGTTCTTCTTTAAATGGTTCATCTAAAACAGTTGAAGCTTTAACACCATTGTCTATAAAGACAGCATTATAATCATCTCTTATTCTATTAGACTCAACACCATTACCAAAGGAAATACAATTATACCAGTTTAAGTTGTAATTATCACCGTGTATACTTATTGGAAGTATATCAGAAGCCTCAAAATATATATTTAATTCTGTTTTACTTTCTAAAGGCTCCGTCTCAAATATAGCCGGCTCTTTTACTACTAGATTTTCTTCTACCCTCTCTTCTAGTATCTCCATTCTTGGTTCATTCATCCAAGTATCATCACCTCTTGTTACTATATCTTTTAATAATGGTTGAAAATTTCCGTCTTCGTCTACAAATCTAAAGTGTAATTCAGTATAACTTCTGCTTTTTACCAAAATACCTCCGCCATGTTTTGTAGCATACGCGGTTCTTAATGTTTGACCTATTTCATAAACTTTATCATGATGAGGAGTACCATCAGGATTTACAAATCTTACAAAATTACCAACTTTAGCTAATTTTTGTAATTTATCAACTTCAGAATTTCTACGTCTTGTAGAAGCTTCAACCGTAATATTATATTCTATTGATCCAGCATCATGTCTTTTACCAGTTTCATAAGTACTGCCAGGTGTTGCTGTCCCTCCTTTAGAAATAACAAAATCATTTCTAGGATTAACCGCAGCGCTATCTTTCCCTCTATTTATATTTTTCCACTTATTAGATCCAGATCTACCTGTACCGTTAGAATCTTTTGATGAATATATACCTATCATGTTAAGATCAAATTTAACTAGATAGCTTACTCCCCCAATATCTTGTGTTATTATAGAGTTTATTAAAGTAGAATTAGATTTAAGTTTAACAAAAAATCTTCCATCAAATTCTTTATCACCAGCAGCAATAAACTCTTCTAAGATGTTCATGCTAACACCTAGGTTTGTGTTTTGATCTCCTAGATTACCACTTGTTTTATTATATATTATTTCAACATCTTCTCCAAAAGGCTCTTCAAAATCTATTTTTATTTCATTAGATCCGGCTGGATCTTGTGATAGTCTTTTTATTTTGTAAGGTTTTGATTCTTTACCTAAATATTCAAAATTTATATATCTACCAGGCTTTATTTCTTTAGTTTCTTCTAACTCTACACCATCAGAACTACCATTAGCTTCTTTTAACTGTATAATTGCTCTTTCGTTTAATGGCGCGGCATTACTAGCATCATCTTTATTTGTTATTGTAGTTCCACCTCCACTACCTTTGTAGTCATCAGTAAAAACTAAATTACCTAATGATCTTACAAGTCTTTTTCTAGCAGTTATAAATTCAGGTGGCTCAGCAGATATGTCTATTATTTTATATCTATTTTCAGTAGAATCAACAGGATTGTTATCTCCGTGGTTCTTTTTTAACAACAAATAATGTTCATCTGTAACTTTGTTTCTTTCTGAAGAAGGAAAACTTATATACATAAAACCGTTTTCAACATCATTGTAAAACCGGTCTGCTGCTAAATTATAGAACTCACCAGATGTATCTTTTATAAAATACCTATAGTGGGTGGCCCAAGGGGGCGGAGGGGTTTTTATTGAAGCAGATATCCTATTTTGTTCGGACGATTTAGATTTAGGTATAGTTATAACACCTGTGTCGTTAGAAAAAACAGGGGTTTGTCTATTATATTCATCTGAATAAACAACACCTAGTTGGTAGTTGCGATTTGACTTAGCACTTATTTTTCTTTCTGCGTTTGCGGTATTTAGTTTTACATCAAAATCAGGGTCTTCAAATACATCATAATTTTGTATATAATTACCATAAATAACTCTATTAGCAGTAACCTCTTGTGCTTTTGCTTTTCTTGGTACGTTATCCCATTGTCTGAGTAGTTGATCGTTAGCTACTAAAGATTTAATTTGCTCTTTTCTTATTGCAAAAGAGTTTTCAAAATCTAATCTTTTTTTAGTAGTTAATATATATATATTATTATTTCTAGTTTCTTTAAATATTATCTCAATATCTTCTACCTCATCTGATCCTAAGTCAAAATCTTCTAACAAAACCTTACGAACTTGGTTTACCATGCCATAGTTAAAAGCCTCTTTACCATCGTATTTAAAACCGTTTCTATTTACTTTAAAGTTTGGATAAAAAGCTGGTTGAGTAAAAGGGGAAAAAACAGAATATTCTCCGTTTTTATATTTCCATCTATACGCAAATCTTACAAAAGCCAATTCATATATAGGATCTTCTTCTACTAAATTAGCTGTAAATAAATGACTCTTAGTAACAGGTTCATCTGAATCTATATTAGAAATAATAACTTTAATACTTTTATTTGTAGCATCAATGCTTTGCACCCTACATTCTAAAGATAAATCGGCATCTTCTGTAACAAACAAAATAGATTGGCCTTCTACCCAATTAGGTATATCTCCAAAATCAGTTATATCAATTTCATCCCCAGCTATTTTATCTACAAAATTAACTTGTGCTGTAATAGTTGTATTACCTGTTATATCAGTGTCAAATAAAGTTATATTAGGAGCTTTTAGAGGAGCTTTTTTAATTACAGATATATCATCTTCATTTATTGGTCTATAATCAATCTTAATAGCCCCATTTGAATCCTTATACTTGTATGATATTTGCGTTTGATTAGCAATATGCTTGTAGTTTTTAAATTCAGATATATTTATTCTTCTAGGTTGATTTATATTATCTGTCCAAAATAAAAGCCCATCAATTATGTTTATACCTGTTATTAAGTTGTTTTTGGAAAAATTTAAGAAACCAGAATCTGTATAAGTAAAGTTTACATCTAAATTTCCAAAATGTTTTCCGTTATAAGGTATGTTTTTAAATTCAATACTTTCGTTATTATTATTTAAAACACTTGTGTTTTTTGGAGCTGTTATTTTTAAATCAATTTCTGAACACTCTACGTCTACATTGCTATGTGTTAACCCGTATTTTTGTGGAGAATCAGGCGTAGCTTTTTCTAAATTTTTGCCTAATAAACTATTAAATTTTAATTCATTATATGAAAAAGATAATTCACCTTCAACGTTTGAATATATAGAAACATCATTTATTGTTATTGTTTGATTTGTTTTTTCATCTAACAATACAGGTTTTATTTCTTTAGTTTTTTCATCAAACTCATAAATAGCGTCTAAAGAATCAGAAGTAACTATCCAATATATTTTATCGTTCTTAGTGTCAGATATACTACCTAATGTTTTTGCATTTTGTAACTGTAGATCAGACAAAAGTTCATTACCTAATGTGTTTTCTATTGATCCAACATCAGATCCTTCAGAAGAAGAGATCTGGATATTTAAAGCATCAATGTATTCACCATTAGGCACTAGACGATCATCAAGATCTTTGTTCATTCTGCCAGATGTAAACGTGTGTTTAAGTTCTGCCATTAGTGTTTAATTTGTTTTGATTTACCTCTCATAGTTTGAGTGAGATCCTCTATATTGATGTTTGCTAATCTAAGTTTTGCACTACGCATCGCAGCTCTTTTTTCTTTTTTAACTCTATTTATCACATATTCAGGTATATTTGATTTAGCTGTAATTATACCATGTGCTATACACTTATAAACTGCCTCTTCAGCATATTTATGAACTTTCATGTCTTGTTCATTATTTAAACCATCGCTTACATACTTAATGATAATAACTTTATTTTTAACACCGCTACTAAAAGAAATAACACCTCTATGCTTGTCAATAACAAAAACATCGTTTTTGCTTGCTGTAGAAGGATCTATACCATATCTTTTTCCGTAATCAACATTGTAACCATAACCCTCTTCAAGATATGTTGTTTCAGAAGCTTCTTTAATGTTTTTAGTATCATTACTATTTGTTTTAAATCTTTTTATCGCTTCAGATTCTTTACCTATAAGTAACTCTCCTTTATCATCATATAAATAATTGTATTCTTCATCTTGTAATAAAGGTGATGGGGCTGTTGTCAAGGAAGATGGTTTTAAAGGTCTTTCTACACCAGCATCATCTAAACAAGTTATTCTAACATAACTAACGAAATCATGTGGTATAGGTATAGATAAAGAAGGAGGTATTTCTACCTCTATATGTTTTACTTCATCAGTAGTATCATAACTAAGTTCTTGTATTGCTCTTTGTGCGTGATATGATACTTCTAGTCTTTTTGCTTGTTTTATTATTTTATCATCACCAACTTGTGATACCATAAAATTGGCAACAATATCATCTAAAGTAATAAATTGATAATACCCATGATTTTTACTATTGTAATATTCTTTCGGAGTGTATTGTTGTAAAGCCATTTATTATGATTTTTCTTTTTGTGTCTTTATATTTTCCTTTTGTTCTGCAACAGCACTAATATCAGCTTGTTTTATCACAAGACCAGCGTAGCTCAATATCTTATAAACAACAGTTGTTTCGTCTGATTGATGTATTTCAAAATTAGTGGAATTTGTAGAATCGTACTTTGCAACATTTGATACGTTAACATAGTTCCATTTCGCCTCAGTAGGTTTTTTAATAAAACTACAAGATACACTTGTTATAGTGTCAGGGTAAACAGTGATACTGTTTCCATTTCTTATGTATACTGGTTTTTTACTGTCTGGTTTAGTGAGTTTTGAAGCATTTATATGTAGAAAGTCGTTTTGATCTATTGATTCAACCTCATGATTGCTTGAATACACAGTGCCTAAACGATATAAATTACTTGGTAGTGTGAAGACTGAGTTTGACTTGCTTATTGAAGTATTTGTTCTAAACAAGTTTATTTTTTCTTTTATATTGTTTACTATGTTAGCATATTCATTAGTTATCTCACCAGTTCTATTGAATTGATTAAGATCATAAAAATATTGTTCAAATACTTCTAATTGAGCCTGGTTTGCTAATAGGTTATATTCTTGTGGTGTCATATAACCTCTATTTTCCTTGTTCAATATAGCTTGAACTCTTTGATATACTGTATCTACGCTAATCATAATGTATTTTTTATAGAAGTTAAGCCGCATTATAGCGGCCTAACCACTATATTTAAGCTATTTAAGTTTTTTCTCAATAGATTTGTAAATATCTGTTCCTTCATCTGTTTTGAAAAACGCTGCTAATGCAGAATATGGATTTTCATCATAGGGTACAGTCATTACTTTTTTGTTATTCTTAGGCCAAAAAAAGTTTCTTTGATCTTGCGATAACATTATAATACCAGCTTCAACAGCTTTTATTCCGTGATTTCTAAGCTGCACGTTCTCATCATTAACTAATTCTAAAAACAAAGCAGGTTGAGATTTAGCAAAAAGAAGTGTATCTCTTTTTATTTCAGCCGTGGTCATAGAAGAAACACTTGTTCCTTGTTCTACCCTTAAAACAGCTTCAGCGTGATCTACATCCATACTCTTGGCCATTATTAAAGCTTCAATTTCTTGCTCTAAATCTACTAAATCATCTTTAGCCTCTTCCTGTGGATCTAGTTCTTGATAAATAACGTTTTTTCCTGGATGATACAAGGATAATAGTTTTTGTAATCCTTGATCTGATTTAGGTACAAACAAAAAACCATCTTTAAAAACAATATGATTTAATGTAGACCTACCTTCTTGTTCATCTCTAAATGGAGATTTTTGATTTGAAGCATAACGTAATTCTCTTGAATATCCTTGTTCTTCATCAAAATAAAGTAAAGGCGTTCTAGCATGATGTCTAGAAGCCAGTGTAAAAGTTATAGGAGTTTTATTTCCTTTTAACGCATATGTGCGATTTTTCATAACCCAGCTATCTTGCTTAGGTTTTGTAGTTTTAGTTGCCATAATATGATATAATAAAATTAATAAAAAGTAAGAATTACCCCTGAAAATACATCAGGGGTAAATCCTACAAAAATAAATATTAAGCTACTTGAGAAGCAGTCTTAAATAATACGAAGTTATTAGCTCCTTGAACACACAAACATCTTTCAGACAAGAAATGTACATTCATTTCATCAACGTCAGAAGTATAAACTCCACCTACAGATCCAGTGATCCAAGATTTCATTTTTCTATCATCAGCTTCAGAAGCTCGGTAACGTACGTGTAAGAATGGTCGCTTGATGTTTTTACCAAGTGATTGATCGTATACAGTAGAAGTACCAGCAGGTACAAGTACACCATCAATGTTTCCACCTAAACCACGAGTTGTAGCGTCGTTAAGATATTTCCAGTCAGTTTTGTAGAAGTCATAAGAACCTCTACGGAAACCGCTAAATCCTAGGTTAAGCGCCATATCCTCACTATTGTTGAACACACCAAAAGATGTTCCACCATTATAATGAGCATTAACAGCTCCTAGCATATCGTCAAACGCAAGCGCAGTAGCACGATTTAAGAAAAGCATATTTTCTTCAATAGCACCTTGCTTGTCAAGATTTTTAAGAATTTCATCAAAATCTTTTAGTCCGCTACGAGAAGCTCCATCAGAATTATCTAATCCATCTTCTCCAGAGTTAAAGTTTTGATAAATGTTACCTCTTGATTCAATAGCAGCAAACATACCTTCAGTACCTTTGAAGCTAGCACCAATAGCACCAGATCCAGCAGCAGCAAGTTCACCTTCAACCATTGACATTTCAAGATAATCTTCAAATCTCAAACGTGTTTCATGTTCAGACTTCAAGTACCATAGGTATCCTGATGCACCATTTTCAGTAGTTACTTCAACCCAACCAATCTGAGCAGCGTCAGAACCAGAGATAGAATATTTATCTTTGATAATGATTGGTGAGTTAGAAAACTGTTGAAAACCAGCATCTACAGATCCATCCATACCAGCTGTACCTTTCTTAAATTCTGAACCATACACGAATACTTTAACAGCAACGCCAGTTCCAGAAGTAAGTCCAGCAGCGGTAAGAGTAGCACCACCATAAGCAAGTACAGTAAATGTGTTAGTGTCTACAGCAGATACAACACCTTTTACTACTTTATCAGCAGTCCATGTTACACCATCGTTAGGATGAGTACCAGCTTCAATAATAGAAACCGTTTGACCAATTCTTACAGAGTGACCGTTTTCTGTAATAACACCTGTGGTTGTATTAGCAGAAGCACTATCATAAGCAATGTGTAGTCTTCCTTGTTCTGACCAAATAACTTGATCTGAAGCAGAAGGAATCTCAGCTCCTACCATACGTAAAAAAGAAGCTACAGAGCGATTTCCATATCGCTCAACTTCCTTTTCGTATACGTCAGGTAAAAACTGTTGTGCAAAAGTACCTCCTCCTGAACCAGAGTCAAAAGTAAGGTAGTTTGTTCCAAATAATGATTTGGTGGGCGCAGGAGTTAGTCCCGCGGGGAACGATCCACCGGTTTTTAATAATCCCATTTTTTAATTTTTTAAATAATTATTGTCTTATTTTAATTCTCAGTTTTGAAGTGTCTTGGCCATTAACAGCTTTAACTTTAAAACCACTACTAGTAGTTACATCTTCATGTTTTCCCCTAGCATCTAAGTCTATGTTTTTAGATTTAGCCATTTGTTGCTTTATAGCATCTGCTTTACCTTGTTCATAGAAGTGATTGGCAATATTGTCAGCATTCATAGCTGTAAATAATGCTTTATGATAACCCGCAGCATCTGACATCATGTTGTTTTCATCAACAAACTTGTTGACAAACGTATTAATGTCTGTTTGAGCTTCTTTTACATTATTAACATCTTTGACCTTGTATCGATAACGATTTTCACCAACATTGAAATCAAAACCTTTGAAATCATTGTTAAATAGTTCTGTCGTTTTAGTTTCAAATACAGATCTTGTTTTTTTAGCTAGTTCTTGACCTTTAACATCTTCACGTTTATAGTCTTCGTAAAACTGAACCGCTTCTTTTTGCTCTTGGGTTAAATTAGAACTTAACTTAAGTTCGTCATAGTATTTCCCTTTTAAGCTGTTTAGATGCGATTTTGCTTCAGCGATAGATTCTTTTAAATTAAGCTTTTTACGCTTTATATCTCTTTCATCGTCTACATCTTCATCGTAACTAAAGTTATCATCCATTAAAAAAGAAACTTCTTCTTCGTTTAGATGAGGTTTAGTTTGACGATAATATTCGCGTAGAACATCATTATCAGACATGTCAGAGTAATCTTTATTAAGTTTGACATAATCTTCTAGTGTACCACCTGTTTCTTTCATGAAGTCAACAAGCTTTCCTACGTTCTCTGGAAGAGACATATCTTCCTGATTATTAGTTACATCTTCTTGCTCCTGTTTAAGTTTTTCAGGTATATTATTTATTTTTTCAGCAAGAGTAGATTCTTTTACTTCGTTTTCTTCTTGAATAAGCTCGATGACTTGCTCTTCATTTTCTTCAGTGCTCCGTATTTCTGTGTCCACTTCTTCGCTATCTGTGGCTTGTTCATCCACATCCACGCTTGTTGTTTCTTGCTCTTGAACGGCATCTTCTTGATTGTTTAATTTTGACAAGTCAATTTTAACCATACCATCCTCGTCTACAGTTCTAACGCCTTCTGGCAAAGTATCTTCGACAGCCTCTTCTACAGGTTGTTCTTGTTTTTCAACTTGTTTTTCTTGTTCTTTTACTTGTTGTTCAGTATTTTCTACTGCTTCAACTTCTTTTACTTCTTCTTCCATGATAAAATATTATATAATTAATAAAATTACTATTTTGGTTCAAATTGTTCTAGGTTAAAACCACTACCCATTGTATCATTACCTGATGATTCAAACTTTATTTTCTCTCTTTGTGTTTGACTGTTTTCTTTATAAACATCAGTTTGTTTTTGAGATTCTATCTCTCTATTTTTCATTTGCATGCTTAGATCAAATTCATATTGCATTAAATTCATCTTAAGCTGTTTTTCAACTTCTAATCTATTAGTTTCTAACTCAGCTTCAGCTTGCAACAGTTGTAGCTTTTGCTCTGTTATTGCTTGTTGTTTTTGTATTTCAGCTTGTGCCGAAGCTTGCTGTGCTTGAGCATTTGCATCGGCTTGAGCTTTTATATTAGCCTGCTGCATTTCTTGATCAGTGCTTTGTTTCTTTTTTCTTCTAACTTTTAGTAATTGATTAGCTAGTTTAAGATTTTTAATTTCTCTAATATCAATAGCATCTTCAAGATATATCTGATCTTTACTCAAAGCAACCTGTATGTTATTTTCTAACATTTGTTTTTCTTCTTCATCAGGCGCAAGCTCAATAAATATACCAAAATCGTAAAGATGCATATCTTTAATATCCTCTAATGTACCTACATTAAACCTACCTATAGAGCTTATGAATGCATCTCTTGTTGGAGAATATTCTAATATATCTGATATGCGTAAACTAATACACTCTGCTGTTTGTGCTGTTAAATATAACGCAGATTGAAGTATATGTCTAGTAGCTGTATTTGAATTAGCTGCGGCTAATTTTTGTACTCCTACTAAAGCTTTAGCATCTGGTAAACTACCGTCTCTAGCTTCGTTAAGACCAGTTACATCACGTATCATACCCATGTAGTAATTATAAGTATTTATTAGTGAAGAAATTTTATTATTACCACCATTTGATGTTAACTCTGTTATGGGTATTTTTGCAGCATTCATATCACCATCTTGAGTGTAAGATCTACCTATAACAGAACCTGTTTGAAAAAACATATTTAATGCTTCTTGCGGATTATAATTAGTACCATTACCTAGGTCTACTTCTGCTAAACCATCCGCATCTAAATAAACACCATCAGGTATAATACGAGACAATACCTGTTGTAATTTTAAATGAGTTAATTGTATCATATCTGCAAACCCAGTAATCCTACTTACAAGTGACTCTATTCTGCCTTTATAAATTCTAGGTGCAACTATACTATAATTTAACATTACTTTAGTTGTGTCACTTTTAGGTCTAGTCATGTTTTTTGCTAGTTCCCATTTAAGCATTTTTTTAGTTCCTAAAACAAATACACCATCATAAACAACCTCTACTGATCTACTTATTTTTTCAAAATTACTTCTAGGATCTTTAGGTGGATTAAACTGATCATTTTTTTCTAATGCCTTGTCAGCGCCAGATGATGTTTTCTTTATCTTAAATACCTCGTTATTGTATGTTTTATAATTAAAATATAAAATCTGTATTGTGTTTGCGTCTAATACAGAATCTTCGTTTATAAATCTGTTGTGTGACGCGGAAGTTTGTGTACCTTGTTTTGTTAACTCTTTTAAATCTTCATCAGTCAAATCTGGAAACTGTTGTTTTAAATCATTTATAGTAACACTCTTAACTTCACCAACATAATATATATCATCAAAATAAGGTGAATGTGTATAAGAATAAACTATATCAGCAGGATCTACATAATCAACTTTTATTCCTTCTGATTTAGTAAAAAAGTTTTTTACACAAGCAATACCTAAAACAGTTAAATCGTAATTAACTCTTTTTCTAGTTAAATCATATTTGTTTTGATTTAATATAGCATTAATAGCTTGTTCTTCTGCTATCTCTATAGCTTGTTTATATTCTGTCTGCATGTGAAGAGATAACTCTTCTTCCGATTCAGGCAGTGTTTCTTTATCATTGCTATACATATTAAGGCCTAAATCTTGCCCTACTTTATCATTAAAATCTTTTGCCTGCATGTCCATAACAATAGACTCAACATAATCAGTTCTTTTTTTAATTGATGAAGGATCTTGAGAGTATGCTTTTATATCAAACAACCTATCAGACATACCGTTTACTACAATATCAACAAATTTAGGTATAATAGGTACTGGTTTCCAATCTAAATTTAAATATGATAAATCACCGTTTATAGATAACTCATCTTTATATTTTTTGACTGATTGCTCACCTCTAGCATAGAGTTTTAATCTATGGTATTCATCTCGATTAGAATAGAAACGTGTAGCACCAGAATCTCGTTTAAACCATTCATGTTCAATAGCTCTAGCCACTTTTAGACCATATTCTGATGTGGCCTTTTCAGCATCACTTGCGATCTGACTAGGGAATGAACTTTTTAATATTGTTTCAGCCATGCTATTTTATTATTTGTGAGTGCGTACCTCTATTGTTATATTTATTAATTCTCAAATCTAAAGTTTGTTTTTCATATCTTGGTTTAGGATGATATAAGTGTCTGTTACAAGCCATAATAGCTAAACCACTACTTATAGTAGCATCAAACTTTGTTCTTTTATTTATATCAAATCTTGCCCAATCATTTAATGTTTTATTGAAATATACATTGCCAGCTCCTTCTTCATTAAAACCAACATATTTATCAATATAAGTTTCTATTGCAGCAGCGTGTGCTTGCTTTATATATTCTGACGTATTAGGTATACCACCTATATCTCTTTCACTTACAGATAGTTTGTTGTAAATTTTATCAGGTCTATTCATTGAAAAACCTCTATAACCTCTTCTTTTTATATAATATAATAATCTAGGTTTATTGTTTTCAGCTAATATCGGCATACCATAATAAACTATAGCCATCAATACATCTTCAAAAAATATTTCTGCAGTTTGTGGTCTAGCAATGTATTCTAAAAAAAACGCGTTAGGCGGAGCATCTTCCATAGAAAACGTTGTTAAGCCGTGTAAAGATCCTTTTGATCCTTGGCCATCAACAGTACCTGATATATCGTATGAATCACAACCAAAAGCTCCTATATGCTCATTGCCTGGGTATTTAATCCCGTTCTTTACTATTACATTGTTTTCTAGATTCTTAGGTGGTGTCCACGATATTAAAAACCTACCGTTTTTATTAGGTTTGAAATAAACCTTTGTGTCTTGTATCCCATTTTCCCATTGAAAGCTACCTCTTGTTACAAGTCCTTGTCTTTCAACATCTGCATTGTAATCTATTTGTTCGTATATTTTTGTTAAATTAAATATACTATTTTTAGCTTCATCTCTAAATGCGTGCTCTTCCGTTCTAGGAAATTGTCTGTAGAATTCATTTAAACCATCAGAATCATCTCTAAGTCCTTCCACTTCATTCTCCCAATATTCTATTACTCCTATATCAATCTCTTGTCCATCAACACCAAGTTTGGGTTTTTCTGGCGTATCAAATACAGGGTGTCCATAAGCATCAATGTATCCTTCGTAGTTCCATTCCATAGGTATAAACAAAGAATATAATCCTGAACTAGTCTGTCCATTGCGGTTTCTTTTTGTAACATCTGAATTGTAATAAAGTTTTTTATAATTTTCACCACCTTTATCATAAGAGTTAGATGTTGAACCCATCATACATTTACCTATAATTTTACTACCTAACCTTAATGTTGTTTTAGTGACTCTCCAGTTATTTAATATATTATCTGGTCTTTCCCACTTACCACTTTCGTCGTGTACTAAAAGTCGAAGCTTTTCTCCATCATAAGAGTTGTCACCTGTGTTTTTCCAGTCAATGGTTGTATCAAGACCCTCTTGAACTCCAATTTCAGATTCCATGGTAGCCTTGAGGCTATTTCTTGTAAGCTTCGACGCCGGAACCCTGTAAGCAAGCTCTGTCTTGGGTCTGTCCATGCCATCTTGTATTGGCTTAAAGAAAAACGGGTAATTAACTGATATTGGGACAACTTTGTCGGTAAACATCTTTTTCGCATCAGCACCCGTTTTTGATAAGATACCGAATCTTGAATCTTTAGATATTGTAGCTTGGTTAACTGTTTCTCCAGAGGCCATAAACGAAAATCCTGATCGTCTGTTTTTGAGATAACATATACCATATGATCTGTAATCGGCCTTGCAAGCTTCCCAAAATATAAAAAATATCCTATTGGCTTCGCGGTAATCTGGTCTTCCAACGTCAATCTTTGTCCATTGCAGATACATGTAATGAGTACCAGTAATATATGTAGGTTTTTCATTGTTTTTAAACCAATAGCCATTATCACGTCTTTCGAACTCTTCATCAATATAATTATACCATTTATTTTTAAAATCTTCTGGATATGATTCCCAATCAAATATAGTTTTTATGTTTTTAAATTCTCTTGGCAAGTCTTTAGGTGTCCACTTATTTAAGTTTTTATCTATTTTTGAAATTAAAGGTAAACCTATTTTAAGATTTTGTATTTCTACTACTTCACCTAAAGTACCATCTTTACTTATAACAATAACATCATATTCTTTATTGTAACCATATTTCCATTTTTTGTACCTATTATTTTTTTTAAGTACATTTTCCTTTATAGGTGTTATAGTTTTTATTAAAGTTTGCTCGTACATTACTTAGATCTTCTTTCTGCAAAACCACCAAAATTTTTCTTTTCGTCAGTGTCTTTATTATCAATCATACTTTTTTCATTTTCAATACGTGATAATATTTCAAAAGCATCAAATATTGCAAGCTTTTTAGTTGCAGCTGCATTTTTTAATCTATCAGCCGCTAATTCATCATCTCCTTCAACAATTATTTCTTCTTCTGCAACTCTTATTAACTCATGTACAGCTTTATAACCAGCTTGGATTATATTCGATTTCAGTTGTTTTGCTTCCATAATTAATTGATATTGAATTTAATTGTACCCTATATAACCTCTCACCATCTATAACAAACTCATATTCACTATTAGGTGTAAAACCAACAACATCATTATCCTGAATGTTTTCTATAGTTTTTAATATACTATTATTATACTTTAATACACCTGTTAATGGTTTTTCTTTATCTGTTATAAATTTATCTTTATTGACAATTGGCTTTACAAAACAAAAACCAGGTGGAGTGTGCCATTTGCCGTTTCTTTTATATAAAAAAATTTGATCAGAGTAACACATATATTTGTTTTCTTGCAGAAAACTCATTCCGTTTTTTTCCTTGCCTCTAACGTCATTAAAACGTCTAAATATGTTGTGGTGAACTACAACTAGATCATTTACTTCTAAATAATCTATATCTATATTTATGGGCTTTTCTATTACTTTGCCTAATCTATTAACATACTTGTGATCCTCTATAGAAGTATTAAGTAATAAGTTTTTATCACCAATTTTTTTGTTGTTAGAATATCTACCATTTACAGGTTCTATAATGTAAGCATGTAAATGTTTCATTAATAAGTTAAATTGTATTCTACAGCTATAGCCATATTCTTATTAAAATTTTTCCAAGGTAAAACCTCTTCGTTTTTTTCTATAAATATATTGTAGCTTTCTTTTTCTTCTATAATTTCCACTATAGTATGTCCTCCAAAAACCTCTTGACCTACACTATAATGCATTGCGTCGTTTTTATAATCACGACCAATACTAATCTTTCTTATTAGATTCATTTTTGATTTTTTTAAAGCTACCGTCTTTAATGTCTATGCTTACATCTCCGTATTTCTCTTGTAGCTCTGATTTAAATTTATTCAACTCTTGGCTTAATATATCGTATTTATGTAGCAACACGTGTTTCTGTGTCTCTAACATACCTACTTGCTCTTGAGTTGTTTTAATAACTGTTGCTAAATTTTGTAATTTTGCTAATTCTTGTGTTTCAATTTGTTTTTTCATTTTATATAATTTAATTTATCAAATATATTAATTTTTATGCAAAAGCCATATACATATATACGCCATTGTTTGCATTAATAGATCCACCATTTACGGAACTACCCATACCAAAACCAGTTGCTGAAGTTAAAATTGAAGTTGTACTACCTCCATCGCTCTCAACATCATGAACGTTTGCCCATAAAACCTTTGACATATCGCCTGCATTATCTCTAGCAGCATCAAATATTGTCCAATAATTATCAGAATCAGAGCGTTTTATCATTACCCATCTTGGTTGAAACCCTATATATATATTATTTGTAGTACCTGTTCCAGTATAAATACCTATTTTGCTAAAACCTGGTACACTTCTCCAGCAATAGCTAATGTATTCGTTTGAATCGTTTTTATTAAATTCATTTGCTGAAGAAACTCCAGCTGCAAATCCAGTACTTTTATATGCCTGATAAAAAGTTGACGAATTAGATATATCCCCTTGCGTGCTTAGTTGCATATAATCAAAAGGTGCGTATTCCGTCATTCCTCCTAATCCAGATACCCATGATGTAGTATTTGTCAATCCTTTTGTAAAAATAACCTCAGGAGCTTTTTCCATTCCGTGTGGTATCGTAATTCCATTTACTCCTGTACCTGTCCACTTAGCAATACTAAACCCTGATTTATCATTTACAGAAACATCTGCGTGCACTAATGCTCCATAAAATTGTTCTTTTGTTGCATCATAATTTGTTTTAACTTGATCAGCAGATAAAGTAGCGCTGTAAACTCTAGCTTGTGCGCAATTCATATCTGAATACGCTGTGGCGTTTCTACCTATTTCAAAATTAAGAATACCGCTAGTGTAAGCTATAGTTCCAGATACTTGATGAATAAGTGTTAATTTGCCATTTTTATAAAATTTCATTATTGAACCATCATACGTAGCCGCTACATGAGTCCATACATTCAAATCAATGTTAGCTCGTGTATCTATAGATGTCCAGGTACCACTAACGTTAACACCAAATCCATAATTATCTGTAGGATGATGATTATATATCATCCAACCACCAAAAGGACTTGTTGCGTTCATTACACCTATAATTCCATCATAAGCACTTGGATGACTTTTCATGTAAACCCATCCTTCAATAGTTACATCAGTAGTTCCACTAGAAATTATACTGCTAGCTGTAGGTCCTTTAATATAATCGTTTGATCCGTCTAAATAAACATATTTACCTACATGGTTATTTTTTATTAACCCTCCATATATATGTCCGCTATTATTATTAGACGTTTTATCAGTTGCTCTATTAGCCGTTATTTTTGCATCATCAGCAAGCGTAACGCTTGTAGCCACTCCGTGATAATTATTAGCAGATAAATCATTATAGTTTACATTAAAATTATAAGTTGCTATACACGATGTATCCCCTAATATTTGTAACGTATTATTTTGAGATTGAGTTTCGCTATAAAGTTTTTTTACTTCAGCAGCACTAATAGCTTTGTTGAATATGCGTACCTGGTCAAGATCCATGTCTGCGTGCCTGTTGCCGGTTCCTGATGCATCCCCTATTAATGGATTAGTTGCGGGACTATTAAGAAAGTGTTTATCTACAGTGTCTTGGCCTTTTTGTATTCCATCAACATATATAGTTCTTGTTCTATTGTCGCTTCCAGAGTTGTATTTATCTGTAACTACAAAGTGATGCCATTGATCGTCAGCGTAACTATCACTTGTTATAACCCAGCTATTATGTAAACCTGATCCTCCATATGTATAATAAAAAAGTCTTCCCGCGGGAAAATTTCCGTTATCATTGCCACCAAACCCAATAAATTGGTAAGAGCCATTATTATTTTGAAAAATAGGATTGCTTCCTCCTCCGTTATTTAATCTTGTAGTGGTAGATTTAACCCAGCAACTAAATGTAAAATTATTAGTATTATTACTGTTTGATGGTAATTGTGAGATACTAGGCAATGTTATTACGCTACTACTTCCATTGAATACTGCTACTTTATTATTTGCACCCCAGCTAGTATCATATGTATCAAAATCATCAAAGTCATAATTTAATTCAAGATTTGTTTGCAGTACATTAGCTGTTGTGCCAACACCTTGATAAAGAGTTTTAGTAGCAGCGTAGTTTGTTTTTATTTGTGCTTGAGTAAGCTCACTACTGTACATACGTGCTTGCCCAATAAAACCTTTATAATGATGATTACCATTATAAGAATAATCTCCTAATGAAACTTTATTGTTGCTATTATTTAAAAAACCAAGAGAAGAACTTAAAGTGTGACTATGTATAAGATCCCCATTAACATACATATGAGCGCTATCTCCAGAAATAGTTCCTACCACATGTATCCATTCACCTTGAGGAACTATATAACCCGTAAATCTTTCACTTCCACCACCTTGATACCAAAAATAAAGTTCATCATTAGAATTTTGTATTGCTATTGAAGCGCCAGTTGCCACAGCAGTAGTACCGGTATTAGAGGCACCAAACACATGGCCATACGAATTACTATTGCCTTGATAATTAATCCAAGCCTCAAGAGTAATAATACTTGTGCTATTTAAAAAACTAGCATTAGATAGGGTAGCATTATCATTACTCCCATCAAAACTAAAATAATTACCGTATGCATTAGTTTTCCACGAAGGTGATCCTGATGTTGTTAGATTATTACTATTAGCTAAATCAGTAATTGTTGTTCCTGAACCACTATATGAATTTCCTGCAAAGTTATAATGCAGTACTAAATTAGATGTTAATATTCCAGCTGAAGTATATGTTGGTTTTTTAGTTACTGTTGTATCACCCGCTCTCCAGTTCCAAGAAACAAACGTGTCGTTGTTTTCATTTGTTGAACCACCAGAGCCTAAAGTAAAGCCATTATCA